GGCAGTAGTAATGGCACACCCAACACCCTCGAAGGTATCAACACAGGCTACCAATTAGCTGAAGCCTACATTCGTAAGTATTACGAAGGTTCCAACGCTGCGTTCCTCTCAGGCGCACTCGGATACCACGAAGCCCAACGATCAGCCCAGCTACAGCAGTTTGTGGCTAGCCAGAGGGCAACACAGGCCCTAGACGCACGTAATGACTTCGAGACCACCGACAAGGCTCTAGCAGCCTCTGGTGACTGGGAAGCCCTACGTCAACGAGATGACTTCTGGAAAGCCGCTGGTGGCAATGGGTTCATCCAAGGCAAGGATCGTAACGCTTACGTCACAACCGCAGCCTACGAGCAAGCTAAGGCCAATAGAGACATCACTGTCCTATCGACCATGCCTGAAGAATACAAAGGCGTCATGAGAGGCAAGCCAGCACTCTGGCAAACCTATCTTGCCAACGTACAGCGTGAGATTGACGCTCTGAATGCTCAAGATGTTGCAGCCAACATGAGGAGGCGGGAAGACGAAAGAAAACTCCGTGAGGATTATCTCCGTAAAAAGATGATCAACAAGGAGACACTCTCCGAGCAAGAGCTGCGTGAGATCGAGGCCAACTCCACACTCAGTGGGACCAGAGCCAGACTCCGAGACAACACAGGTGTCGATCAGACATTCTCTAAGGCCAACACAACAAGCATCGTCGGACAGCTCAAGGCAGCTAGGACGACTGAAGACCTCAGTGATCTGGGCCTGACTGAAAGTATGCTCAACGATCCAGACAAGCTACAAGCGTGGGCCGCAACTCAGGAAAACATTCATCCCCAAGATGTCCCTACGATCCTAGCAGCCGCTCAGGAAGCGTATTACATCAATGATGTCCGCAACAGCGATGAGCATAAAAGGTTCAACCAAGAGCTGGATGCTGTTCTTGCAGATGTGAGGGATGTGTCCGTTCTCGAGGATGACACCGGCACTACTCTGGGCATCCTTGGTCAGGACACTACGTTCTACCGCCGAGGTAAAGAAATTGCTGAGAATGAGTTTGAAGAGCTTGTTGCGATCTATCGTGAAGAGAATGGCAACAACAAGCTGACACTCCGACAGCTCAAAGAAATCCGTGAGCTTGTAATTACAAAGACACAGACCTTTGTGGATAAAATATCATCTCAAGCAAATGCAGTCCAAGCTGCAAAGAACATCGGTACGTTTACTGATGATCTCAGAAACACAAGCAACCAATACAAAGACCCAGACACTGATGTGATCTACGACGTATTTGATCGTGTCAAAGCTCTGGAGCTTCGCAACCAAGGTCTTGGTGATCAAATCAGACAAATCGGGAATAACAGGTTTATTCAAGTGAGGTAAATTATGGGTATAAATGATCTGCCTACTTGGACTCCAACTGAAGAAGAGCTGGAGGAAATTAGGAAAGAGGAGGAGCGGCGCAAGGAAGCTGAAAGAGCTGCTGCTGCTCAAGCTGCGGCAAACCCCCCAGCACCTACAGTGACCAGCTCTTCAGGTTCCACATCAGCAACCAGCCGTAGCAGCCAGCTCACTGGTGGTGCGCTTGGTGCAGACTACGAGAACGAGGTTTTCGACGCTAGGTTTGAGGCCGGAGAGGCTGATACCACTGAAGACTCCGTAGTTGATGACGAAGACTTCCTAGCAGCCGCCCGTAACGTCTACCGCTTCAATAATGGTGGCACAGCGTTTGAGGGAACTGACAGGGAACTGGCAGACTACGCCCTCGATACTATGGGCTGGTTCAACTACAACCTCCCCAAGATGACTGTAGATGCAGCCATCATCTCCCGTGCAGACGATAATACCAAAGCGTCCTTCCTGTATCTCATGGAAGCCTATGACGACAAGAACATCTCATGGGACGGCACTTGGAGATTCATCAAAGGCGTGGGCCTCGATCCCACCACCTACGCTGGTCTCGCTTCTTTCGGTATTGGAACAGCCGCTGGCACTGGTGCAAAGATTGCCACTAAGGAAGGTCTGAAAGCCCTCTTCAAAGGCGGTATGCGGAACACGGTGATTGCTGGTGTCGAAGGCGGTGTATATGCCGCTGTGGATGATATCAACAGACAGATTGTTGAAACCTCCGTTACAGGCGAGGATATGGACTTTAGCCGTACTGGTAAAGCCTCCCTGTTTGGTGTAGCGACTGCCGGTACTGTCGGCTTTGTTGCCACTCCTGCTATTAACAAAATACAGAGTGTAGTTAGAGCTAAACCTCCTAAATCAAAAGCTCCGGCTTCAGATAAAACTGTAACGGAATCTCCCAAAGCCGCCGAGACAGCAGATGTATTAGAGGCTGACGCTAACCTCGTAGCCCGTGTGAAAATCGAAGGTGCATCTGAACCTAAGCTCGGTGTCACTGCCGCCCTGATGAAGATCAGAGAGGCCGTACAGGACACTACAAAGCGTGGGTTTGCTGGAGTTGACCCTGAGACAGGCGTACAGAAACGTATGTCCCTCGGTCAGGCCACACAGACGCTGACCAACGTCCTCAAAGGTGTCACACGCAATGCTGATGGTTCACTCGATAGCGACTCCCTGAACACCCAGATACTCGGAATGCAGCTCACACAGGCTGAGTTCAACGCCCTGAGCATCGGTGTCCAGCGTAACATCTCTGACCTTTATGATGAGCTGGGAGCTGTTGTTGAGAAGCAGCTCAGTGGCAAGAATATGCCCGAGGAAGAGCTTGACGAGCTGACAGTCCTGCGTGAGGAGATCGAAGACCTAATCCGTCAGGCTAACATTCTTGATGAAGGTTTCCGTACCACAGCCGCCCGTTCACTGGGGTCTCGCCAAGAGTTCCTATACCGTGGTGAGCTGCTCGATACGCTGCCTGATGACATCATGGCTGACAAAAACATCACCCAAGAAGCTGCCGACAAAGAGTTTGTAGCCTTGGTTGAAAAGCAGAAGCGCATCTACCAGAAGGATACCGAGATTCGGAGACTGTCTGGTGAAATTGACACAGCTCTGAAGAAGAACCGTGTAGCGAAAGCATTTAAGCTGGCTGAAGAACGCCGTGAGCTGCTGAAGCTGAAGATGGATGAACAGAACCCTGGCGTAGGATATAAGATCAGGGCCACATCCCGTCGCACCATTGAAGGTGTAAACGAATACGTCATCGGTACGGTATTCACCACCTCAACAATTGTGGTCAACACTGTCCCCTCCCTAATGAAGACGTTCTACAAGCCTTTTCTAAATTTTGTTGTGGAAGGTGATTACACCAGCGTTGGCTTCGGTAAAATGGGTGCAACCTACGGTGCTATGACAAGAACCGTGGGAACCGCTGGCAGGGCTGCTATCGCTGCCTACAAGTACGAGCGTTCTATGCTGACGGGTGACTACAGTAAATTCATGGAAAACCACAACATCCTCCCTCAAAGAATTAAGGGTTGGGTGCCAGCGGGTTCAGTAGTCCGTTTCTTCCCTAACGTCCTCAACATGACTGACGAGTTCTTCTCACAGATCAACTACAGAGGCTTCGTCGAGGGTAAGGCCGTGGGCAATGCCCTAGCTAAACACCAAGCCGAAGTGAAGTCGGGTAAACGTAAGAAACCCCTGAAGGGCAAGAAGCTCGAGGCTTATGTTCAGAAGGAAGTCGATAAGGTCATCTTAAAATCCTACGACAACCTAGATGAAATCAAGATCAAGCATGAGCTGATGGAACAGGCCAAGGCACGGGGCATGAACCCCATACAGGCCAAGAAGTTTGTTGCCAAAGAGATGAAGAAGAACAAAGACCTCTTCTCTCGAGGCGTAAACCGTGAGGGCCGTTCATATACCGAAGACCTTCTGTTCAAACGTCAGTTTACTGGCGACGGCATTGCATCCAGTGGAGCCAAACGATACGAGGAGTTCGTAAAGGACAATCCTTGGATGAAGATCATGGGCCAGCTCTTCTTCCGTACACCTGTCAGGGTGTTCGAGGAAGGCGTAAGGATGACCCCAGGATTGCAGCTCATTGCCCCTAAGTACATTGCAGACCTCCGAGGTTCTAACGGTACAGCTCGTCAAGTACGGGCGCAGGGCGAGGCTTTGCTTTCCTACGGTATCGCTGGTTACGTGATGATGCAGTATGCTCAGGGAAATATGGCTGGTTCAGGAACAGGTGACTACAAGCGTCGTAAGATGCAGGAGGACACTGACAGATCACAGCCATACACCATGAGATTCGATGACGGCACTACACTAAGCTACAAAAACTATGACCCCTTCTCGACCCCCATCAAAATCCTTGTGAATGCCTTCGAGGCTTACGAGGAAGTTGAGTATCGTCGCAGACAAGGTGAATATGTTGATGATCAGGTAAAGCTGATTCAGGATCGGGTGTATATCGCCACTGGTTCGCTGTTTAACGCAATCAAGGATGCCAACCTTATGCAGGGCTTGGCAGACGCTGCTGATCTTATGGATGCTTTCGGTCAAGAGGATGCTTGGTACAGGGATGTACTGAAGTTCATGGCTAAGAAAGGCCAGCTTGCATTCCCAAACATGATCTACAAAACCAAGAACGCCTTCTTCGAGGACGCTCCTACACTCAAAGACCCCCGAGGTTTCCTACAGCATCTTGAAGCCCGTATGGACTTAGGGATGATCGAAGTCTCGAACCAATACGATGCTCTGGGTATCCCAAGGCCAATGGAAAAGCCCGTCAACAGTTTGTCTGGTGTATTCATTACGGATGCAGAGGATCGTCGTAAGGGTAAGAGTGACAAAGAGCTGTTTGTTCTTCGTAAGCTCGAGCTGATGGCTATCGCCACTGACTCTTCTATTGAGATGCCGAGGCGTATCCCGAAGTACTTTGGAAACACAGACCTATCGGCAACACCCATCAGCGCATTCTTCGAGAGGATCAATGGTGGACCACTTAATGAAGCTCAGGCCGAGTACATCAAGAAGCACGAAGGCAAGACCCTGTACGACAGGTTAAACGAGATTTACCGAGGCGGTGAAGGCGAGGAATCACCTGATCTGACGGAGATTCTCTACGGCATCTTTAGCAACGAACAGGGACTTTACGGTACAGCCAGTAAAGACGGAGCAATAACGCAAGTCGTCAAAGCTCAAATACAGAAGCAGCGAAACATTGCTGCGATCCTTTTGCTCGAAGAACTAGGCAACCTGAACTCTATCGGAACACGGGCAGTACGTCGTGGTGAGGCCAAGGCTGGTCTCAGGGACGACATCATCTTCCCCAACGTCCGAAATTAATAAGGAACTAAATAATGGCAAACTCCATCTATGAAGCCACAGGTGATGGAAGCACCACGGATTTTACTATTCCGTACACCTATCTTGAAGCTGACGATGTAACGGCTTTCGTAGGTGGGGTTTCCACTTCTTTTACTTTTACATCAAGCAACGTAGTGACCTTTGCGTCTGCCCCTGCAAATGGGGCAAGCGTGAGGATTGTACGTAACACTGACCTCGATGCACTCAACGTAACCTATTCTGACGGTGGTGCGCTTACTGCCGAGCAGCTCAACAGCTCTAATAAGCAGTTGTTGTTTGGTGTGCAGGAAGCTGTGGACACAGCCAACGAGGCAATGACTATCGGTAACGATGGTAAATTTGATGCACAGGTAAGTTCGACTAACCGTGTCATTAAAAATGCTGCTGATCCAACAAATGCTCAGGATGTAGCCACAAAGAATTATGTGGATACTGGCGTTACCTCTCAGGTAGCCCAAGCGACCCAACAGGCCACAAATGCTGCCTCTTCAGCTACGGCCTCCGCTAATAGTGCCACAGCTAGCGCAAACTCTGCGGCAGCTTCATTGGCATCTCAGAATGCCAGCGCATCGAGCCAAACTGCGGCAGCAACCTCAGAGACCAACAGTGCAACTTCAGCAGCGGCAGCTCTAGCTTCTCAAAATGCTAGTGCAACATCTGCTGCCGCTTCGTTGGCCTCTCAGAACGCTAGTGCTTCAAGTCAGACAGCAGCGGCGGCTTCAGCCACAAACGCTGCAACTTCGGCTTCTAATGCGTCTACCAGTGCCACCAATGCGGCGGCTAGCGCAACAGCAGCAGAAGCCACATTTGACCTATTTGATGATGCGTACCTTGGGGCAAAAACGAGCAACCCCTCAGTAGATAATGACGGCAACGCTCTTCAGGACGGTGCATTATTCTTTGATACCACCTTAAATGTGATGAAGGTTTTTGACCTCGGCAGCACGACTTGGTATCAACTGACTCCTACTGTATCCAACCAAACCAACATCAATACTGTAGCTGGTATCTCCAGTGAGGTAACTGCGGTGGCTGGAGATGCGGCTGATATTGGAACCCTGGCTACTGATATTAATGGGTCGAACAACATCGGCACAGTAAGCGGTGCAATCACAAACGTGAATCTAGTTGGTGGATCGATAGCAAATGTTAATACAGTTGCCACCAACATGGCCGACGTAAACAGCTTCGCTAACACTTACTTCATTGGTACGTCTGCCCCCTCTAGCCCAACCACAG